TTGGGCACTGTGATTGTGAGGGCACTCGATCCGGGCGTGAGCGTGAAACGGATGCGCCCGCCGCTAAGGGGCTGGCAGGTCGCGCCGCTGTAGTCGCTGATGGAGGGGCTAGGGAGTGTCGTCATCGTCCTGCTCCGTTTAGGCGGGTGTACTGGTCGATGGATTGGGCGATCACGCGGCCCGCGTCAATCGACGGGTGGAGCATGTTCGCGGTGACATGGATGGTGACGCCGCCGCGCGCGCGCAGACCGGCCAGGCCGCTGGCGTCAGGGAGACCGAGCGAACCGGCGTCGGCGTCGGCGACCATGCCCGTGAGCGCGCCGAGGGATCGACGCACTGCGCCGTACCGCGATTCCAGGCCCTTAATGAAGCCGTCGATCACGAGGCGACCGGCTGGCGTGAGTAGGATCGCGTCATAGTCGGCGGGCCCCTTCCAGGACGTCAGGCTGGAGGTCAGGCTACCGAGCGTTGATTTGACCGATCCGATCATTGAGCTGATGCCGTTGATGAAACCCTGGATGAGGCTCTTACCGGCTCCGATCAGGAGCGAGCCGAGGTTGCCGAGCGCGGATAGGGCACGCGAGGGCAGTGATGAGATGAAGGACACGGCGGATGAGATGCCGCTGGAGATCGCGCCCGTGATGCCGCTCCAGGCCCCTGAAACGGTCGATGAGATGGAGGACCAGACGCCGGAGAAAATGCCGGAGATCACGCCCATGGCGTATGTGATGTATCCCTTGACGATGTTCAGGGCCCCGTTTATGACGCCCTTAATGCCGTCCCAGACGCTGGAAACGATCTGCTTAATGCCGTCCCAGACGCCCTGCCAGTCGCCAGAGAGCGCCGAGGTCCAGACCTGGATAATGCCAGAGATGACTCCAACCACGGTGGAGATCACGCTGGAGATTACCTGCCAGACGCCGGATACAACGGTGGATATGCCCTGCCAGATCGTGTCCCAGTTCGCTGCAAGGCCTTGGAACACATTAATAATGAGATCGACGACGGGCTGACCATAGGACGCCCACGCGGCCTGGAGTTGTGGCCAGACGGCGTCCCACGCGGCTTGAATCTTCTCCCACGCGGCCTGGAGGGCTGGCACAACGTTGGTTTGGAACCATTCGACAACGACGGACACGGCGGCTTTGATCTGCGCCCATGCGGCGTCCACGGCGGCGCGGAACGTCTCATTGTTCTGGTAGAGGGCAACCAAGATCGCGACCAGGGCGGCAATGGCAGCGATCACAAGGAAGATCGGATTAGCTGCCATGGTGGCATTGAGCGCCGCCCATGCGGTCTTAGCGGCTCCGATGATCGTCTTGATCTGGTTGAAAGTCTTGAAGCCTGCCACGAAGGTACCGATGACGGCGGCGGCGGCTCCAATGGCGGGTCCGAATTTCTCGAAGAACGTGACGACGCGGGACACGGCGGGCGGGACCGTCGTGGTGAGCCAGTCAATCAGGGCTTGGAGGCGGGGCCGAATCTCGGTCTGGAAGACGGCGGCGGCTTGCTTGATCTTCGGGACAACGGTGGCCTGGATACGCGCGGCGAAGTCCTGGAGGGCCGGAATTGCGACGTCCTTTGCCCACGTCGAGAGCGATTCGAGCGCGGGCACGAGATGTTCCACGGCGGCGGACGCGAGGGCGGTCACCATGGGCAGGACAAGTGTCCCGGCCTTGGCGGCGAAGTCTCCGAATTGCGCTTTGAGGACTTGCACCTGATGCGCGAGTGTATCGCCTTCGCGCGCAAAAGCTCCGTGCGCGTCGGCTGTCTGCTCCATAATCAGGGCCAAGGTCGCGGCCTGCTGCGCCTCGGTATCGAAGGAACCGCCCACCTTCTCGAATCCGAGCTCGGCGGCCTTGGCGTCGATACTGGCCTGTTTCAAGGACACGCCGTAGCGCTCAATCGGATCGCGCTCCCCCTTTAGGGCGCTAGAGAGCGCGGCGACGGCGTCGGCGGTCGAGCCGCCGAATTGCGCGGACAGGTCGGCGGCGACGCCGATCAGATCGTTGGTCTTGCCTGCGAGTTCATCAAGGCTTGTGCCGCCGTTTTTGAGCTGCGCCCCTAACAGCGTGCCGAGCTCTTGATACTCATTCTTCGTGAGACCGACCGAAGACGCCGCCGTATCGGCGAAGGCCTTCATTTGGTCTGCGCCGGACTTGAATACCGCTTCGATAGCGCCAGTTGACTGCTCCAGGTCGGCGGCGGCACTGACTGCCTTCGCCCCTGCGACGCCGATAGCGGCTGCGCCAGCGGCGGCGACGGTCGCGAGGGTCGTCACGGCCTGTTTGCCCGCGTTCGCGAGATTCGTCAGGCCTGTTTCCTTTGCCAGGCCTTTGAATGCGCGGCTAAAATTCTTCGTCTCAGCGACAACTGAGACCTTAACGACGTGGCCAGCCAATGGTCATCCCTTCTGTGCTTTGGCGCGTTCCTGGAGGAGGTCTAGGATCGCGCGGGCATCTTCGAGCGTGAGGTGTTCGCGCGCCTCCCATGGGCTGATCCCGGCGTCCACGGCGAGGATCGCTAGGACGGGGCTTAGGGAGGTCGCGCCGGTCATTCCCCCGCTGTTTCCTGGGTGGAAACGAGCGCGGTTGCGTCTTCCATGGTCAGATCGGCGGCGGCGGTGTAAGCGTCGTCGCGTGTCTGGTAGCCGCCGCGCCGGAACAGGATGACGGCACACATGGCGATCATGGGCCTGGCGAGCTTGCCGCCTGCATCGGGGTCGAATGAGGTGATCGGTTCGCCGGTCTTGCGTTCGTAGTACTCCAGGTCGCCGAGGGTGAGCGATTTCATATTCATGGGTGGTGTCCTTACCAGTTGTGTTGGTCGAGTAGTTCCTTGATGCCCTTCCCAAAGCCAGCGAACGTCTTGGGACGCATGGTTTCTTCGGCTTGGGAGAGCCAGCGGGGGCCGCTGCGTGAGTCGGCTCCCCAGTGACGGACGCCCGCGTATGGGAGGCGGGACTTGGAGCCGACTCTCACCATGACTTTCCGCTTGGATCGGCTGGGTTTGATGCCGGATGCGAGGCGTCCGGTCTCATGTGGGGCGAGGGTACGGGCGAGGCTGGCGATTGGTGTTGCGAGCCGGTATGTGAGGTCTTTCAGGTCCGTGACGGCCACGCCTACCGCTTCGGCGTCGCGCAGTAGCGCTTTAATGCCTGTAATTTCTACGCTGCCGCCGTCCAGATTGACGCGGCCGTCACGAATTCCGGTCATGGAGGTTAGTTCTCTTCCATGTTGCCAGCGCCGAGCGTCGACGTTGCGGTGAGCTTTTCGGGTTCGCCCTCGCACTGCCATTCGAAGTCGAAGGTCGATCCCTTTTCGTCGCCGGCTTCAGAGCCGATCGAAGGCTTGACGCCGATCTTCGCCTTGATCTTGAAATGCGGCTGCTTCGCAGTCGCAACCTTATTGCCGAAGGGAGCGACGAGGACGTCAACGGTACGGCCAGCCTGAGACCAGAGCATGTCCCAGAACGAGCCGGGGTCGAACGAGACAATGGCCTTGCCCTTCAACTTCCAGGCCGAGGACGCGCCGGATAGGGCGTCTGCGAAGGTGACGACGTCCTTGTCAGAGGTTTCGGGCGCGAGTTCGTAGCTGGAGATGTCGCTCCAGTAGTCCTTACCGGCGATACTGAAGCCGAGCTTGTTACCGAGGATGCGGGCATTGCGGGTGACAGTCATGGTCAGGAGTCCTTTTCTATGGTGTAGGTGATTGCGGTTGTGATGGGCGCGGCAAGGTAGGCCTGCCCATCGGCGCCCTTGATCGTCTGGTAGGCGTCAACGGCTGCGAACATGCCCTCCCTGACCATGCCGACGACGATTGTGTCAACGGCTGAGTCCAGGCGGGCGACGGACAGGGCGTTGGTGGTCGGCGCAACCGCTACCGTGATCGAGAGCCGTACCGTGACGGACCCGTGCGCGTTCTCGTCGGCGGCTACCAGAGGCGTGCCTTCGGTGACGACGACGCACGGCGGGGCGAGCCGTTCGGGGATCGACGTCAGGACGGGAATGGCGGTGATCCGGGTCAGGAGTTCGGCGAGATCGGCGCGGGCGGCGGCGATAGGTCCACTGTTGGTTGTCATGAGATCGCGAGGGGTAGATATGGTGCCAGGAGGGGGCGCGCGGCGACCAGGGCGTCACGGGCGACGCGGATCGCCGCCGTGCCGTCGAATCCATCGGCGAAGTTTTTGATGCCGTTGGGGGCACTGCGTCGGTGATAGAGCTCGGCGGCGACTTCGATTTGCGCGCGCTCCAGGATTTCGGCGGGCACGGTCGCGGAGCCGACCTGATCGCGGATGAGCGTCGCTGCCTGGTCGGCACACTCTTTCAGGAACGTGTCGTTGGGCACGTCCCCTACGTAGGCGGCTATGCGGGCGGTCAGGTCGGCTCCCACGGTCAGGCTCCGATCTTGAGGGGCACGAGGCCGGTCGGAATTTCGGTAGCAACGGCCCCGTAGCGATAGACCGAGAACTGCTTGGAGAGATTGACAATGTTCTCATCCTGGAGCTGGACAAGCGGGGTCTCGTAGGTGCGGATCGCCTCGGAGTTGTAGAAAGCGCCCGCGATGCCCGCGCCGAGCTGGCCAGGCGTGGCGCGCAGGTTGCAGGTCACGGGCACGTCAAGGATCACGCCGGTCAGGGCCTTGGCATTCGTGGTGCCAATCGTGTTGGTGGGGTTCTCGGTTGCGCGCATGAGCGGGCGTCCGTCCGTGCCGGTAAGGCCGGAAAGCGCCTTGAAGGTCGCGAGATCGACGATGAGGCCGTCCAGGGTCAGGGCCTGGTCGGCGAACTTCGCGGCGGCGTCGATGAAGATACCGGAGATGTCAGACCAGGTGAGGGAGGTCGCGGCCTTGGAGACGGCGAGCTTGGCGGCGTCCTGCGCCTTGACAGCGTTGGCGAACTGGCCTGCGAAGTAGGAGGCCGAGGCCTGGCCAGCGGCGATAGCCATACCGCGCAGGGACGTGTCCAGGAGATTGATCCGGGTACGCTCAATCGCCTGGCGGGTGAGCTCGGTGTAGCCGCCGAAGGTCTTAATCGGCGCGCTGCGCTTCTTGGTGGTGACCTTACCCATCTGGAGATCAGCACCTTCGGCGGTCTGCTCGGTCACGGTCAGGGTGTTGGTCGCGAGCTCGGTAAAGTCAAGCTCCATACCATCGGCGGGGAGAGCGCCGCGCGAGAACAGGGAGGCCAGGACGTTGGGCTTATCGACAATGCGAGTCAGATCCTTGATCCAGGTAGGGACAACCATGGTGGCATCCCCACTGGAGGGGGTGCCGTTGAAGGCGCGGTTTTGGATCGCGGCGATCTCGGCGCGGTACGCTTCATCGCTGATGAGGGCCTTAATGGCTTCGCCGGGCGTGCGCGTATCGGCGGCGGGCGTGGTGCCACGCTCGGCGGCGGCGAGCGTCGCGCGCTGCTCCATTGCGGTCATGTCGGCGCGCAGGTCGTCCAGGTCGGAGGCGAGCGCGTAGGCGGGTGTGTCGGTCATGGGGGGTGTCCTTTCGGTGGGGGTGGGTTGTTCGCGTACTTCGGTCACGGTCGCGCCGTCGTAGGCAGGGAAGGGAACCAGGCTGACTTCTCGGAGGTCAAGGCTGGTAATCGTGGTGTGGAGCCCGGCCTCATCCTCGGTTCGTTCGAAGGTGAGCGGGATAAAGCCGATGGAGAGGCGGTCAATGACACCATCCTTGACGAGCTTGTAGGCGTCGCGGGCGGTCTGCGTGTCCGAAAAACGCGCTTCGATCTCGATACCTTCGGCGGTCTCGGTCGCCGAGGTAATCAGGCCGATAGGTTCGTCATGTCGCCACACGAGTTTGAGGCTGGTCGCGTCGGCGGCTCGGTCGGCGAGTGCGCCGGGCGCGATTGTCTCGAAATACCCGTCAAATAGTTCGATTTCGACGCCGTAGGGGACGGCCAGGCCGCGCACGGTGCGCGGCTCGGCGGCGGCGTCGGCTCGGATGGCAAAGCGGCGGGTCTGGAGGTCAGTCATGAGGGGTGTCCTTTGCAGTTGCGGCGTCGTCGGTGATCCCTTCGATGCGGCGCGCATACTCGGGGGTGTAAATACCGGCGTCGATAGCGGTCTTGTGGGTGGCCATGCGCGCGGCGGGGGTCGCGCGCAGAATCGCGTCCAGGTTGAAGCGAACGGTCGTCCCGCGCGGAACGATTGCGGTCAAGGCGTCTTCAATCTCTCGCAGATACGCCATGAGCGTCCATCTAATGAAGTCCGTGGCGGCGTCATTGATGTTCTGGTAGGTCAGACTCGATCCGTTCACGGCGGCTAGGAGCATGTGCGCCGGTATGCCGAACATTCTGCCCACGGCGAGGACGTCGAAGGCGCGGGACTCCAGGAATTGAATCTCGGACGGGGTGAGATGGAGGGGCGAGTATTTCAGGCCAGCGCCGATGACGGCCACGCCGCCGCTTTGGGAGTTGGACTCATTCCAAGCGCGCTTAGCGTCGGCGGCTTGGGCGGCGGTGATCGGCTGGTCCGTGGATAGGACGCCGGTGGGCACGCCGCCGCCGTGGGTCCAGTTCGCGGCGTAGGATGCCATTTCGGTCGCGCCCTGCAAGGATCGCGCGCACGCCTGGATCGGGCCGAGGCCAGCGGCTTCGCCGGGGATGTAGGTCAGTCGCAGGTGCTTGATCTGATCGGGTTTCCAGGTGCGCGATCGCCATTGCACGGTGCGTTCGCCCGTGTTGTTGTCTAGAACGGGAAGGCACTGTGTGGGGTCCAGTACTCGCAGGGAGTTTGCGCGCCCGTCGCCGGTACGTCCAATGAGCCAGTAGGCGTTTCCTCGGAGGGCGAGGCTGGCGATTGTCTCGGCAATGAGAGCGGTAGGGGTCAGATCGGGGCCGGGCGTCGCGACGACGGTGGGCATGTCGCGGCCTTCGAGCTGTGAGCCTTCGCGCCAGGCATCGAGCGAGATTTGCTTGCCAGCGGCCTGGAGGACACTCACGGCGCGATAGACCGAGTCCAGGGCGAGCGCGGCGCGCTCGGTGATGAGCGCCGTTTCCCGTGCGGGCGGCGTGATGCCCGCTGGGATCGGTGTTCCGGTCTCGGCGCGGTGGAAGCCGAATAGGGATGCGAGGGAGGCCATGGGGCGAGTATGCGGGGTACCCGATTCGCGTCCCGGCTTATACGTGTCGCCAGCGGTACGCGGATAGGGCGCGGCGGGCGTGTCGGTCGCCTGGGTGCGCGTGCCGCTCATGCTCGGAGACCTGGGTCAGGGCGCGCTCATGCGAGGCGGCGGGGAGGCCCCTCCATCCGCATTCACACATGGGGAGATAGGTGCAAGCCGAGGCGTCGACGTGAATTCGCATGATGGGGGCTCCCCTGGATGGTCAGTAGATTTGGATGCCGGGCCGGGGCTGGCAAGCGGCCCATACGGCGACGGCCCCGGCGCGTAGGGCGTCGATGGGTCGCGGCGATTTGGCGACGTCGAAGGCGGTCACGCCGGATAGCTGTCGCAGGACAACGGCCCCGGTGGCTTTGATGAGCTCTTGGTTGCCGTCGTGCGTGAGGCGCTTCGCGTTCACTCGATCTAGGAACAATTGGCAGGCCGAGGCGTATTCGCGGGTGGCCAGGGTGGTGATCGGCGTCCCCTCGGCTTCGAGATCGGCGGCGAGCGTGCGCGTTGGGCCAGCGGGGTCGCATCCGATCCACGCATAGCCAGCGGCCTGGAGGCCGTGGAGCGCGGGGCGTACCCAGTCAATGCCTGGTCCCGACATGACGGTCGCTAGGCAGGGGTCGCCGTCGTCGTCGATCCAGGCGGCGGCGATTGTCGCGGCTGATCGGTCGGCGGCGAGATCGACGGCCAGGCAGACGCGCGAGGGATCGGGCGCGGCCAGGTCCAGGTCCATGAGCGAGCTAAACAGGTGGATGTCCACGGCGGTTTCCTCGGCGGCGGTCTCCAAGTTCAGGATCGAGCGACGCCACGAGGCCAGGTTGTCGGATCGCAGGGCCCTGATCTTGTCGGCGGTCTGCGTATGGCCTAGCGCCGGGTGGAAGGCCAGGGTTTCGTCGCTGTAGGGATCGCGTTCGGCGGCTTCTTCGTCTGCGCTCCACTCGAAGAAACACATTCTGCTATGCGGATCGTCCACTGACTTCCTGCCCTGGCGAATCAGCTCATTGAGATACGCCGATTTGTCCGTGCCCTTCGTGGAGACGATCCACAACTGCGAGTCCTTGATTGTGAGCTGGGTTGGGTTAATCGCGGTCTCCAGGGCAAGGCCTGCTTCGGCGTCGAAAGCCCACGCCTCGTCCACGGTCACGAGGTGGAGCGAATCGCCGTGGATCGACTTCGGCGTTGGCGCGAACGGCGAGATAAACGAGCCGCGCTTCAGGTACTCGGTACGTTCGGAGCCCTGCGAGGCATACACGCGAAAATAGCCGGGCTTTTTTTCTGCGTTCAATGCGGTGTTGATCTGTTTCCACCGTTTGCGCGCGTCTTTTCCGGTCTGCGCTGTCATGAGAATTTCATGCCTGTTGTAGGCCATCATGCGATCCACCATGACGGCGCGCAGGAGGAAGGACTTACCGGCTTGGCGCGGGACCGTGACAACGACGACGGGATACCTCCAGGCCCCCGGTGTGTCTGGATCAAGCTCTAGGGCGACGTCGGCGACCTGCCGTTGCCAGGGCATTAGCGAGCCGCCGAGGAAGGCGGCGGTCGCGGCGATCCGAGCACCGAAGGTCGGATTATCCGGGTTGCGGCGCGTTGCGTACTTCGGAGCGGCGTTCATGATGCGGTGAGGGCGTCGCGGGTCAGCTCGGCAAGCGCCGCGTCGAAGGCGTCAAGTTCACGGTCGGTCCCCTCGGCGGGGCGAGGCAGACTATCGAGCGATTCCAGGACGTTTTTCAGGACGTTGGAAGTCGCGACGCTCGGTGCGCCTCCGTTCAGGCTTCGATCAAGGGCGGCGGCGGCTTTGGTGAGCGCGGCGCGCTTTGCCTTCTCGATTGGGCCGAGGACGCCCTTGGCGTCTAGGTCGTCGAAGGCTTCGCGCACGGCGTCTTCGATCTCCCCCGTTGGGGGCGGTTCCACTTGGAACAGTTCGTTGGTCATCTCTCGCATGATGTGGGTTTCCGGTCTGGGTTTGGGCCGTTTCGGGCCGGTTTATCTGGGCGTCGGGGGGAACAGGAAGATGGGGGCGGGGACTGCCTGGCGGTGTGTCTAAGAACACGGGTTGCTTGGGGCGGTCAGGCCTGGCCAGGTACCAGAGCCAGACCAGGACCGGGGCGGCTGATAGTCCGAGGCGGGCCGGGCTTGTCGGCTTGTGTTGCAGTGGTGGTGAGCTGGTCGCAGGTTGGTGATGTCGTCGGTGCCGCCCTTCGAGCGGGGCACGACGTGATCGACGGTCAGGCCGAGGGGCGAGCGGCGGGACGCGGTCAGGTCGATGGGCTTGCCACATAGCCAGCATGTGGAGCCGTACCGTCCAAGCACCTGGTTAGCGAGGCGTCGGACCTTGGAGCCGTCCCAGCTCATCGGCGCTGCCCGTAGATGGTGGCGGGCGGGGGCGGGGGCGGGTAGCTGGCGGCGATCTCGTCACGCATCTGGCGGGCGAGGCTGGCGATCTGGAGGGCCAGGCCTGCGAGCTTGAACTGAGGTGAGCTCATGGAGTAGGGAGAGTTCCCGTTCAGGGCTTCGTGTGCGCGCATGGCGGCGGCTTCAATGTCGGTGGCGATGTCGGCGACGACGGCGCGCGAGTCAGGCAGCTGCGTGGTCATTGAGGAGCTCCTTTGCGGTGGAGTCGGTCAGGGTGAGTCGTGCCCACTGGAAGTACTGGGCGTCGGGGTAGGTGGAGTGCATGTAGGCAACGTATGCCGGGGGCCAGGACGATTCGGGGTCTTGGTTGTTCGCGGTCTCATCGTCTTTGCGCCGCCGCTCGGCGGCGGCTCTCTCGGCTTCGGCGACCTGTTGCTGTCGCATGATCGCTTCATACTTGCAACGGTTGCAACGATCCGAGACGGGTTCGCCGTGCTTGCACTCGGTGGCGAGATAGGTCATGTAGGTGGGTCGGTACTTCGGCATATCGGTTTCTTCTTCCTTTCTTGGCGAAACGATCTTCTTTCGGGAGGAACGAGGGGACGCCTTAGCGGCCCCCTCATCCCGAAGGGAAGGAAGGGGCGTCGCCATGTCCACATGGGCATCGAGCGGCTTCGGGCGGGCCGCGTTTCGGCGAAGGCGGTAAAGCTGGATACGGGCGCGCGTCGCCGCGTTGCGAGCGCGGTCTTCGGCGTCGGAGGCGCGGCGGAAGGCCAGCGTCCAGTCCACGAGGACGCGCTTAACGATCTTGATAACGCCCACGGTCGGCGCGCCCATCCTGATGCCGCCCCGGTGCCACTCGATCACGCCAGCGTCTTCGAGCCATTGGAGGCAACGCGAGGTGTGGCGAAGGGAGTAACCGGCGCGCTTGGCGAGCTGGCGGGCGGTGGTTTGCACGGTCGCCGCGAGGTCGGCGCGCGTGTCGTGAGCGAGTAGGGCGAGGGTGTCCAGGATCGCGCGCGAGGCGGCGAATTCACGGCCCCTGAGTGGTCCCCACCCGATCCGAGAGAGCGCGGCCAGAATGGAGGTGACGCTCATCCCGGCATTGAGGACGCCGCGCGCCCTCGGCGCTGGCACGGTCGCCGGTTGGGCGGCGGCATCCTCGGCGCGCGGCCCCTTAATCGCGGCGCGGGCGGCGGCGATAAAGTCGGCACGTTCCTGGTCGGTCCAAGCAACGGCGGTGGTCATTGCTGACCTTCGATCATGTAGCGCACGGCCACGGTCACGTAGCAATGCACGAGCTTTGCCTTGATCGCGCGATCCTTCGGGCGGAGGCGCTTCGCTCTAGGGACGCCCGTGTTGGCGGCGTCTTCGGCGAGCTGGAGGCTAACCGCTTGGGCTTTGCGCAGGAGCGAGCGGACAATTGCGGCGTCGGAGCTGGTAATCATGCTTGTTCCACCTCATCGGCGAGACGGCGAAGGGCGGCGGCGACGCCGGGGCGCGAGATGTCGGCGCGCGCGTGCATCTCTACTTCGCCGTCCCGGTGAATGAAGACCATGGCGAGCATTTCGGCGGCGGTCTGATCGAGTTCTGCCATGAGGGCCGGGGAGATGTTGTCTGCGAGGCTGTTACTCATTGGAGGCCGCTCCGATCTCGTTCACGTCGCGGCGGTGCGACCAGATGCCAGCGGCAATGAAGGTCACGGTCATGAGCGGCACTGTGACGGGCCACGGGATGTAGAACAGGAACATGGCGGCGATAGTCGCGCCATAGGAAGCCAGCGCCACGACGGCGGCGAGGAACTGGGTCCAGTCGATCCGGTAACTCATTCGCCCACCTCCAGATCGAAGGCGCATTCCATGTTGAAAACGGTGCGCTCTATATCGCGATATGCGACGGACAGGTCATAGCCGACAACCTCAAATGCGGCGGGGGTCAGTTGGTCAATGATTCGGTCTAACTCATCCCTTAGATTGCGCAGGGCGTTCACGGTCTGATTTTCCGCTGTGCTCATGATTAGGCGTCCCTTTCGAGCGTCGATGTGGTGAGGCTGATCGGCACGCCAGCGTCGGCGAGTCGATCCAGGTCGGCGAGGGTCCAACCGACGGCTCCACGGATGCGCTTTGAGATGCTTGTCTGTCGGATGCCACAAGCCTTGCCGAGCGCTGTTTGAGACAGGCCAGCCGCGCGCATGTAGCGCGTTACTTCCTGAGTGACCATGTCGTTGAAACTCTCCATAGTTCACGTTCTAATCTTTTTCGGAATAGAAAGCAAACTAGAGGAATGCTTGAATTGCGTCCAGGCGGTTACAGATTATGCCCATCTGGACTAGGATGAGCGTATGGCTATTCAGATCATGCCGACAGCGGCAGACCAGGTGACAACACGCGACGTTGTCGCGGCGAACGTGCGCGCCGAGGCAGCGCGCGCGGGCTTTAATCAGGTGCGACTAGGGCAGATGCTTGGTATTTCCCAGCCTTCGGTCAATAAACGATGGACCGGAAAGCGCCCCTGGCAGCTTGAAGAATTGGACAGCCTAGCCACGGCGCTAGGCGTCTCTGTGGTCGATCTGGTAACTCCGACCGGGCGGGAAACGCGCCTCCGACAGGACTCGAACCTGCAACCTCGGGATTGCGTCACAGTCCATATTCTGGACACTTTAGAGGCCTCGTTATCGCACGTCGGATCGGGCGCGGCGGCGTAGCGCGCGCGGCATTGGGCAGATCGGGTGAGTATGTGAGCATGGTTATACGCAAAGCATTAGTGCCGGACGGCTGGGCCGCGCCACTTGGAGATTACAGGTTGCACCTGCTCGGATCGGGCCGCTCGGTCGCAACAACGCGGTTGCGGATCGACTGGCTGCGACGGTTTGCCCGCGCTGTGGATCGCGGTCCCTGGGAGGTGGAGACAGGCGACGTGATCGAATGGTCCGCTACGCACGTATGGGCACGGGACACGCGCCGTAGCGCCCTCCAGTCTGTCGCCGGGTTCTACACCTGGGCAAGCGAGCGCCACGCGGTTGGCGTCGATCCAAGCCGCGTCCCCACGGTGCGCGCGTCTGCGCCCGCGCCGAGGCCAGCCGACGCCGCCGCGATTGCCCGCGCCAGGCTATCCCCTGACTGGCGTGTGCGGCTGGCGGTGCGCCTGGCCTCGGAGCTCGGTCTTCGGCGCGGCGAGGTTGCGAAGGTGCGCGGCTGCGATCTGGTTCGCGACTTGCGCGGCTGGTCGTTGATCGTCCACGGGAAGGGCGGAAAGCCTCGGACGGTGCCAGTACCTGAGTCAATCGCCGTAGAGATTCAAGGCCACGGCCCCGGCTGGCTGTTCCCAGGGGCCGATTCGGGCCACGTCTCGGCTGAGTGGATCGGGCGACTCGTTGGGCGCGCCCTGCCACGCGGCGTCACAATGCACGCCCTGCGCCACTCATTTGCGACTCGCGCCTACGAACGGACGGGCGATCTTGTCGCCGTCCAGAGGGTGCTAGGGCATGAATCACCGCAAACCACGCTCCGATACCTAGCGATAGCCGATGAGACTCTAAGGGCTGTCGTGGAGGCGGTGGCCTAGGCGCGTTCTTCCAGTGACCTGATTCGGGCGTCGTAGTCGCCATGTTCGCGATCACGGGTGGATCGGATGTCTCCGATCTCATGGCCAAGGCCTTTGAGCTCACGGGCGAGGCCTTCGATCTGATGCCGGGTCACCATGACGTCGGCGGCGGTCTTGGTCTGCTCAATCTCGATCCTGGACACGCTCTGACTACTGGCTACCAGCGTCGATTCAATGCGCGTGATCGCCTCGGAGTGAGCGGCGAGGGTATCGCCGAGACGTTCTAACGCATCCCCCGCGCGCGCGGCTTGTTCGTCGGTCCGATTCACGGCGTCCGCTAGGGACGATCCGTGGTTAGGGCTGACTTGTGCGCGGATGCGGCGCGCCTGGATGAGTGTAGCGACCGATGCGACAACCGTGGATAGGCCAGTGAGGCCGCCGAGGGCAGTAATGACCTCGGCGGCTCCACTCATTCGCCGCCCCCGGTCGGCGGGACGTGCGCGAGCGCTGTCCCAGTTCCGAGGACCGAGGCCACGAGCGCAACCCAGAGCGGGGCGGTCTCGGACTCAATCACTCCATAGATGACCAGGAGCGGAACGGCGGCGGTCGCGACGCCGTATGCCCACCGTCGCACGGTAGGGGTAAGCCAGCCGATGGGCTGAGGGGTCGCGGCGTGCTTCGGCGTTTCAGTCATGGTCAGAGCGTCCCTTCCACGAGTCGCATTTGAAGTTCGGCGACGGTCGCCATGCCAACATAGCCGTCCATGGGGACGCCGAGGCGGGCCTGGAGGGCCGCGATAGTCTCGGGGCCAAGGATGCCGTCCATGGGGACGCCGAGGCGAGCCTGGAGGGCGGAAACAACCTGCGATCCATCCGGGTCGGTCTCGAAGTCCCAACCGGCCCCGGCTGCGGGTAGGTTTTCGCGCCAGGCCGCGTCCTGGCTGGATACGATGCCGTCCACGGGTGTGCCGAGGTAGGCCTGCAGGGCGGCGGTCGTCGCCGGTCCCCACCAGCCGTCAACCTGGAGGCTACCGGGGTCAGGATCGGCGAGCGCGGGCACGGCGGGACCGCCGCCCTGGATGAGGAGGGCGCGCGCGTCGAGCTCATCGAGCCGGGCCTGCCAGCGGCCTGGGCATTCCGTGGGGAAGTGTTCCTGATGCCCTGAGAGGGGCAGGTATCCCCATTCGTCGCGGATCGCGGCGATCAGCTGTGTGACGGTCTCGAAGTCGTCGGCGTCGCATTCGGGGCGGCACTCGATCCCGATTGTGCGCGCGTTGTTGCCCATGCAATGCCAGGCTCGGTCATAGTCGTGAACGATCTGAGTCACTCGCCCGCCGCTGGCCACGTAGTGAGCCGAGGTGTTCCCATCGGGTCGGGCGAGGTAGGAGGCGACGGCGTCGTGAGACTGCCCATCTACTCCCCAATGGTGGATAACGATGCCGAGGGGGTCGCCGTAGGGGCGACCGGGGTCGAAGTTGGGGCCCCAATTGGTGTCGGTGACGGCACGATTCACGGTCATGTCTGTGTTTCCTTTCAGTCTCTGAATTCGTCAATACTGGCGATCCAGTCAAAATAGGCATCGGCGGAGTTAGCGCCGGATGTGTCGTTCCACCCGTAGTAGGTGAAACCAGTTGTCGTGACGTTGTAGATCGCGACGCGGAGCCGCTGGTTGGCGGATGAGATCGCAATATTCGGCACTTTGCGGAACGGTCGTGCGAACGATACTTTGGCCTCGTATCCCTGGTTTGGTGCGTATTGACCAAGGGATACGCGCCCCTGTTGGCGCGATGAGACGACGCGATCAATAAGCTGTTTGAGCTCGGCAAAATTCGCGTTGACGTCTTCGGCGCGGGCGATCTCGCCAGGGACAAACGTTTTCATGAGGGTGGTCCTTTCTACTTGTTGGTTGTGAGGTTCAGGCGGGTTTTCCAGGTCGTCGGCGTGATTGTGTGCGTGACCTGCGTAATGAGTGCGAGTGCGTCTTCATTGCGCCATTCGATGTTGATTGCCTGGATGGGGTCGAAGGTCGCGGCGGTGGCCATGTGCGCGCCCCGATTGACGGGACCGGCGTCGTGCGCGGCAATGAGGGACACGCTGGAGGGCGCGGGATCGGCGCGCACGGCGGCGAGGTAGCGGCGGGCCGTCTTTTCGACGTCGGCGGCTGGGAGTGTGGTGTCAATCGAGATCGCCGAGCCTCCCCATGCGTTCGCGGCGGTTGGATCGTCCACGGTGGTTTCCGTGTCGTCGGCGGTCCACTCGCTGTTTTCGGCGTCCCATTTAGCGCCGTGGTTATTGACGGTGACGTGAGCGATGGTGTCTGTTGAATTCCACGCTACGTTGACGTCTGTGTATGACCAGATGCCGGATGTGATCGAGCTTGCTTCGGCGTCGGTGAGGATGATCGCCGCGGATCGGGGGCGCGCAATGCGGATGGATACGGTGCCGTCTCGTTCTACGGTCCAGGAGCCGAGGACCGAGGCCGTGAGAGCGTCCAGGTGCTTGGCAAGGCTGGTTTCCCAGACGGTCGGCGGCACGGTCTGAGTCGCTGTGTCGTGGATGCGGTAGGTGAGTTCCGGGGCCGACTTGATGAGTCTGTCCAGGCGCGCGGTCCAGGGTTCCGATCCGTTTCCCCCGTCTGCCTTTGCTCCGTAGCGGGTGATCGCCGCGAGCCGGGCGACGTTGTCGGATGCGGTGATGGTGACCTCATAGTCCACGCGCGAGCCTGGCTTATGCGGCGTGATCGTGAGGTCCGTAATGACGCCTGTGTAGATCGCCGTCCTGGTTGGCCAGTGGATCAGGCGAATAGGCGTGCCGTGGTGGAGGCCGGTCGCACGGGGGCTGAGGGCGTTGATCGCGTGCGCGGTCAGGGTGCCTACGGCGGCGCTCATGGCGGGGCCGTTCGTCGTGACGCCGCGCGTCACGGTCAGGTCAGTGCATGGGCCGATGATCTCTTGCCACTGGTCGGCGACGCTCTCGCCTTGGTTCCACGCGCGGGTATCCCATGCGTTACGGTTCCATGCCAGCGCCCACGGGCGCGGCGCTCCCCTGGTCCAGGCCTGGCGGTTCCAACGGTCGGAGTTCCATCGTAGTCCTGCGCTGCCTTGGATCGGGTAGAGCGCTTGAAGGCTAAGGACGTCGCAGGGCCGGGGATTGGCTGGGATGTCGGTACGGTCCCAGACTGTGAGGGTGTCAATGATCCCGGTCTGGAGGCCTGCCACGTCAATAGCGAGCTCGGTCCCTATATCGGAGTTCTCGGTTGATGCCACATAGATGGGGCCGGGGCCGTAGGTGTTTGCCTGGTTGCCAATACGGATGACAATTCGCTTGCCTGGCTGGTCGGCGCGCACACGAATTTGTGCGCCGATGCGGTGACCTGGCACGAGGTTGGGCACTGTGATTGTGAGGGCACTCGATCCGGGCGTGAGCGTGAAACGGATGCGCCCGCCGCTAAGGGGCTGGCAGGT